CTCGTCGCCCGCGATCACTCGCGCACCTCGATCAGCGGCACCGACGCCGCTTCCCCCGCCAGAAAGGTCGATCGCGTCACGCTCAACCGATCCTCGGCAAAACGCACGGGCACGTCGAAGGCGAAGCTGGCGGTCACCGCCGCGCCGGTTGCGGGCGCGTTATCGAGCATCACCACGCCCCCCGGCTCGACCGCGAACACCTGTGTCGCGACGCCATCGATCGCGACGCTGACGCTGCCCGCCACGGGGCGCGTGATCCGCCGCACCGCGCCGTCATAATGGCGGACCAGTTCGAACCGCCGCGCCTGGCCATCGCCGACGCCGATCAGTTCCCCCACCCCCTCGCTGTCGAACGGGTCGCGCAGCCGGAACCCGCGCGCCGGCCCGCCCCGCGCCCGGTAAAAGCCCAGCAGCGCCGCGATATCCGCCTCGCTCCGCACCCCCGGCCCGACATCGTAACGTGTCCGTGCCGCGCCCCAGGCGGCGTTGCGCTGTTCGAACCCGCTCGCGCTCGTCAGGATCGTCGTCGAAAATTCCGGTGCGACCGCCGCCTCGCGCCCCAGCGCCAGCGGGAACAGCACATCGTCGAACGCCTCCATCGCAATTTCTCCCCCCACATCCGATTCGGCGTCGAAATGGACGAAGCCGTCGCGCATCACCTGCGGCAGCGCCCACAGCACCGCCTCCGCCGCGCCGCGCCCCTTCGCGGCGACCGCCGCCGCCTCGATGAAATCCCATTGCGCGCGCTGGTCGGGGCGCAGCACGAACCCCGACAGATAATGCTGTCGCTCGGGCGGATAACCCAGCCGTGCGGTCGCCGCCGCCACGCCTGCCCGCGTCGAGGCGGTATCCCCCGCGACGACCCAGTCATAATCCTCCAGCTGCAACATATCGAACGCCGGACTTGCCCAGCCCGGCGGCATTGCCGCCCGCCGCCATTCGGGTGCCCGCGTGTCGAGCACCGTGGGTAAATAGGTCAGCAAATACGTCACGCATCCCGGCGCGCCCAAATTTGCCGCAGCTGTCTTTGCCGCCCCCACCAGCGCCGCCGTCGACGCCGCCAGCAACTCCCCCGCCCGATCGAGCGTCGCGATCTGATCCGGTGTCTTCGCCCCCGCGATTTCCGGTATCGACACCGGCGCGAACGCCGCCACCGCGCTCGCATCGTACAGGCATGGTCGCCCATCGGGCTGGACCCACCACCACGGCTCACCGACCTGAAATTCAGGTGCCATCCCCGCCGCGACCGCGATCTGCATGAACGCTTGCGCTACGCTGCGCAGATACGCCATCGCCCCGTCATGCGTCGGCGACAGCAATGTCGATGGCGGTTCCCAGCCCGTCAGCGCGGGGCTGCCATCCTCGGCGCGCTGCTTCCAGTCGCCATCGCAATGCGCGTCGAACAGCTCGTAACTCAACGACCAGATGATCGTGATGCCCAGCGCCACCGCGCGGTCTGCGAAATCACGATGCCACGCCGTGCAGGCGACGTTGAGCATCCCGTCCGCATCGGTGACGAGATAGCCCCCGTCCGCCGCTTCGAGCCGGAAATAATGGCTCATCCCGACATAATGGATGATCCGCCCGCGATACCCCAGATGCAGCGCATTGCGCAGCAACCGTTCGGGCGTCAGATTATAGCTGTCGTCATATCCGCTCGCGATCCGCAAGCCATGTTCGGGCACGATCACCTCACCGATCGCGAGCCGCGCGCCCACACCCTCGCAGCGTATCCGCGTCAGTTCGACCCAGGCCTCCTCGCGCGCGGGCAGCGGCACCTCGGTCGCGTCATACGCCCCCGCCGCCAGCGAGATGAACAGCCGGTCGATGTCCCCTGCCCAGACCGGGTCGGCCTCGTCGGGCAACAGGAACCCGCCGTCCAGCGTGTCGAAATCGATGATGATCGCGGCATCGCGTGGCGATCCGCTCGCATAATTCCATAACCTGACATACCAGGCGCGCGGCACCCCCGCCGCATCGCGCCCCTCGATCGTCAGCGTCGGCCCATTGATCGCATCCAGCGCCAGCCCGCCCGCGCTTTTCCATTGGAAACTCAGCCTCAGCCCCCGAAAATCCCGCGCGGTGTCGTATCGCAACAACGGATGATCGAACCGGTCCTCCGCCTCCCAGATCAGCCCCGCCAGATCGTCGCGCTTGTAGAAGACCGCATCGACGCGCAGCGCATCCTCCGCGATCGTCACGACCGACGCCATCATCGGGCGCGGAAAATTGACCGTCCAGAATCGCGGATCGAACCGGTCGATCGCGTCTTCGGCCTGCACCGTCCGCTGGTTCGCGAGCCAATAGCCCATCGCGCGCCTCCTATTCGCCGAGCGCGGCCTTCACCGCGCGCGCCACCTGACGGCTCGACCGCTGCAACGCGCTTGCCGCCCCTGCCTCGCCAGTGTCCGAACCCGCATTCACCGTGATCGCGACGCGAACCTCGCGCCCACCCGCCATCGCGCCGGTCTCGATCCGCCCGCTCGTCGTCGGCACGAACAATTCCGGTCCGCGCTCGCCGACGCGATACGCCTGTCCCGGCGCGACCGGCCCGCCCGTCGCCCGCCCCGGCAGCCCGATCAGGCCCTGCAGCAGCGTGCCAAGCGTGTCCGCCTTCGCGCTACCCCCGCCGCCGAACAACGCCCCGATTCCCCGCGTCAACGCCGCCCGCGCGATCTGGTCCATCGCCCCCAGCGCGCTCGCCTTCAGGTCGTCGAACCCCAGTTTCCCGGTCTTCACCGCGCGCAACAACGACCGTTCGATCGACAGCGCCGCGCGATCCGCCGCCTTGCCCATCGTCCCCTCCAGCGTCAGGCGCAGCGCATCGACATCGCGCGCGAACCCGTTCGTGTCGGCGCGCACGCCGATCACCATCCGATCCAGCTCATCCATCCGGAAACGCCTCCCTCAATCGCGCCAGCGTCGCCGCATCGGGCGGCGCACTCGTTTCGCCCGTGATCGCCCGAACCAGCCCGGCAAGTTCCCCCGGCGTCGCGCGCCAGAATTCGTCGGGTCGCCAGCCGAACGCCGCCCCCGCCATTCCGGCGAGCCGCGCGGCGGCGGTCGTGAAATCGTCGCTCACCGTCCCGCCAATATCTGCCCCAGCAGCACGCGCAGCACCGGCGTCGCCTGCGCCAGCCCCTGCGCCGCGACCGCCTCGCCAAGCGCTTCGCGCGCCGGTTTCGGATCGACGAGACAGTGCCAGAACAGCGTCACCATCTCGCCCAGCGCCAGCCGCCCGTCCGCCGCCCGCTCGACCAGCGCGAACAGCGGCCCCAGCTCCGCCTCCGCCGCGACCAGCGCCGCAAAGCTCGGGCGAAGCACCAGCCTCTCGCCATTGACCAGGATCGCGGCCTCGCCCCGCGCGGGGTTTGGCCCGATGTTCGGACCGCCACTCACGCCGCCACCACCGCGCCGGAGCTTTCGAGGCTCAGCGTGTACGACCGCTCGCCATTGAAATCCCCCGCATAATCGAGCCGCGTGACGAGGAATTTGCCCGTCATCGTCTCCCCGCTTTCGAAGCTCAGCCGATAATCGTCGAGCACGCCCGTCAGTGCATTGCCCTTGATCCGCGCCTCCGCGACCGATCCGGTAAAGACGCCCGCGCCCGACACGCTGACGCTGCGCACGCCCGCCCCCGACAGCAATTGCCGCCACCCGCCCGAATCCTTGTTCGTCACGACGACGGTCTCGCCATTGATGCTGAGTTGCGTCGTGCGCAGCCCCGCCACCGTCGCGAAGCCGGGCGTCGCCGCACCGTCGCCAACCTTCAACAGGAAAGCCGAACCCTTTTCGATAGCCATATCTCTGGTCCCTTCAGTCCGTGATGCGGAACAGCCGCACCTGAAATTCGCTCGTCCCGATCCACGCCTCGCTTTTGCCGCGCACGATCCTGCTCTTGCCCAGCCGCAGCCCCGCGATCCGCCAACTTTCGGGCAGGTCGCGCGGCATCGCGCCGACCGCCGCCTCCACCGCGCCCAGCGTCATGCGCAGCCGTTCGGGCCGCTCGCCGCCGCCCGCGCCCGCATCGGTCACGCTCACCGCGATCGTCCCGACGCGCCCGACGACCCCCGTCGCATCCATCGCGCCCAGCACCGGTTCCTCGACGACGACATGCGGCATCGCCCGGCGCAACGGCGCTGCATCGAACGCGGCGAGGCCGGCCTCCTGCAACGCCGCCAGCACGCCTGCCTGCAACAATATCCGCGCGCTCACACCCGCGCTCCATGCCCCAGCGTCATCCGCCGATAGGGTCGCCACAATGCCCCCACCGCCGCGGGCGGCGCGCTGTCGCTCGCCCGATCGGTGAACAGATGCGCGATCAGCATCGTCACCCCCTGCGCGATCGGCGCGGGCACCCCTGACCAATCGCTCGCCAGCCCCGCCGAATAGCTGATCGCGACGCGCCCCGCCGCTCCCGCCGCCAGCACGCATACCCAGCCCATGCCGTCGGGATCGATATCGAACCCATAGGCCTCGACCGGCATCACGAACGGTGCCCCCTGCGCGGGCAATCCCGTCGCCCCCAGAATTGCGCTGACGGGGGCCTGCGCCAGCCGCTGCCACCCGCTGCCCGCGCTCACCACATCCTCGAACGCGCGCACGACGAAGGGCGCGTGGCAGAACGCCTCGCCCACCGCGATCGCGCTCGCCGCAAGCTGCGCGATCAGCGCGTCTTCCGCGTCATCCGCCAGCCGCAGATACGTCTTCGCCGCCGCGACCGCGTCCGCGATCACGCCCGCCGACACCGTCGACCCCGCCATAATATTCTCCCGTCGAAATTCTCCCGCTCCGGGGAGGGACCAGCACAGGCTGGTAAAGGGGCGTCCTTCAGGCGCAGCGCCCGTCGAACGCCCCCCGCAACGATCAACCGGCGGCGAACTTCATCAATTTGATCGCCTGGCTGTTCGTCACGCACCCGCCGACGCGCTTGGTGGCGTAGAAATTGACGAAGGGTTTGTTGCTGTACGGATCGCGCAGGATCTGCGTTTCGCTCCGCTCCGCGATCAGATAGCCGATGCGGAAATTGCCGAACGCGATGCTCAGCGCATTGGCCGCGATGTCGGGCATGTCCTCCGCCTCGACCACCGGGTAGCCGAGCAACGTCGCGGGGCTGCCCGCGGCAAGGCTCGGCTGCCACAGAAACGCGCCATCGGTCGTCTTGATCTTGCGAATCCGCGCCAGCGTCGAGGAATTCATGACGAAGCTTGCCCCCTGCCGGTACGGCGCACGCAACGACTGGACCAGATCGATCAGCCGCTCATCGGGGTTCGCCCCGAAATCGCCCGCGGCACCGCTCGCCATATATTGCAGCGTCCCGAAGCTTCGCGTCGCATCCCCCGTCGCCGCGACCGGCTGGGTCAGGAACCCCTTGGGCCGATCGACCCCCGATCCGGCGACGAACGCCGATCCTTCCGCACTCGCGAATTCGCGCGCGATTTCGTCCGCCAGCCACATCTCGACATCGAACGCGGCATCGTCGAGCATCGCCTGGCTCGCCGCCGGATTGGCGTAAAGCTCGCCCATCGGCGGCGCGATCTCGGCGAATACCGGCGTGCCCGTATTGGGCCGCGCCGCCGCCTCGTTCGCCCATCCCGACGGGGTGCCGCCCGTCGTCACCAGCTTGCGATACCCCGCGCTGCCGACCTGGACGACGTTGGCGATGCTGCGGATCGGCGACACGCTTTTCAGCGTCGCGTCGATCACCGCATCGATCTCACGCGGCACGGCATAGCCGCCCGCATCCCCCGTCACCCCGGTAAACGCCTTCATCTCGACCGTCGTGCCGCTCCGCACAAAGCCTCCGAAAGCTGAAGCGAAACCCGTCTTCTCCGCCCGTGCGCCATCCAGCGCCGGTCTAACGACCACGTTCATCACGTCTTCTCCTGCTGCAAAATGATCCTCCCCGAGCTTGCTCGGGGAGGGGGACCGCCGGTCGACGACCGGTGGGGGAGGGGCAACGCGACAAGCGCCTGCCCCGTTACTCAGACAATCACATCGACCCGCGCCAACGCCTGCATCGGCACCGCGACCAGACTCACCTCGACCAGCGCCACCCGCGTCAATTCCCGCCGGGCCCCCTGCCGCACCGCGACCGGTCGATACCCCACCGACAGTCCCGCCAGCGCGCCGCCCCGCACCAGCGCCGCCACCGCCGGATCGTCGATCCGCCCCGCCACGCGAAGCCCGCGCGCGTCCTCGCCGATCGCCTCGATCACCCCGACCGCGCCGCCCTGATGCTGGACCAGCAGCGGCACCGTTTCCGCCCCCGAACCGATCGCCGCAAACGCCCCCGCCCGGATCACGTCGCCCGCCCGGTCGACATGATCGAACACCGCGGCATAGCCTTC